TTCCATATTGTTTCAGCCATAAATCAACTGTAATTACACCAAATATCACAGACAATACAGTAAAAAATAAAAGTAAAGACAATATGGATATTGAACTACTAAGAATATATGCAATCAGATACGAAACGGTGATAGCAGTAATTAAAATTGTAGATAGTGTATAAAACACTGTCGGCATTATCATGTAATTAAACCTTTCAAGAAATCGGCACCTAAAATTCTAAAAACCGTAGCACCTCCAACTGATGCAAAGAGTGCAATTGCAAGATACTTCACCCATTTCATCATCGTGTCTTTAATCTGAGAAAGATGTTCTGCAATTTCTTTAGTCTCTACATTATGTAAAATAAACTTATCATTAAGTTCCTTTGTGTTTTGCTTTATTCCGTCAGCAACTTCCAAAAGAGACTTTGAGATGTTCTTTTGTTCCTCAATAGTCTTAGTTGTTTTTTCTAATAATTCTTCGTATCTATTCATATATTAAAATTCAGTATTTTGAATGACTAAACCTCCAAGAGATGCTCCTCCAGCTCCACCAGCTTTACTTATATTATTACCATCTGCATCAACTCCTGCTGAACCTGCTCCATCATTACCAGCACCTCCGCCTCCTCCTCCGCCTTCATCAGAACTAGAAACACCAGCTCCACCAATTCCTCCAGCCCCTCCGTATGCTCCTCCGCCTCCTCCACCTCCTCCAGCAGATGAACTTCCACCACCCATACCACTTATATGAATTCCACTTGCACCACCTACCCCACCTGCATTTGTTATAGTTCCAGCAACCGAGGTTTGGGTATTATATAAAATCAAAGCCATACCAGCACCTCCGCCTCCTCCGCCTCCAGCACCACCACCATTGATTGTTGCATCACCACCATCACCCCCAACATCTCCATCGACTGCTATATCACCAGTAAAATTCAAATCACCAGCACATTCTATTAATAATGCACCACCACCATTTCCCCCAGCACCTCCAACCGCTGTATTTTCAGCACCACCTGTACTAATACCATGACCACCTCCACCACCACCTGAACCAGGTGTGATAAAAATACCTTTTCTGTATATTCTTTCAGCTAAAATTGTATAAAATTTTAAATTCGTAAATATTGCACCTGCACTACCAGCACCTGGACTTGTTGCCCCATCACCACCATGAGCAGAACTATCTAAATTTAAACTAGCATCAGTACCAGTAACTTTTTCAGCACCTCCGTCTGCACCAATACCTGTTAAATCAATGTTAGGTGTTGCACTTGAAGTAAGTATAACAGCTCCTTTAGATTTTAATATTATTAAAGTTCCTGTAGAAGCTGGATTACTAAAGGCTAAATCACCAGTTCCAGTTATTGATATTGATGAGTAGTTTTTAACGACAACAGAAGCATTGCTAAGATCAATAGTTGTTGTTCCTGATGAGATACTTAAAGCACCGTCAGTTCCATCACCACCAAAAAAGAATGATTTATTTAAGTCTGTTGCAAGAAGTTGTTCTCCTGCTGACCATATTTTTCTTGACATATTTTTATGCGTCAGTTAATACTATTGCCCAATCCACGGTTAATGTCTCGACATTTGTCTTCACTATTCCTGTAGATGGATTTAATAAAACTCTACTAGACATTACCCCAGAATCTGCAGCTCCTGTACCATTTGAAAATATACCAGCTTCTTTAAATGTACCAGTAGTCTCAGTAGCACTAAAGAAACCTGTCACGTAACCAGTATTTGTAGCATTTGTACTACTAGCTACAGCATTACGATATGTCTCAGTATCTAGAGTAGTATCTTCGATAGCAACAGCAGTATCTCCTGTTCCTAAGGCAATATAATTAACAACCATCACATTAGTAGGTGAAGTACTAGTAAAATTATTCATAAACATCGTATGACCTACTGTAGTCGTGATATTGTCAAATACCCAGACTTGATTATCACAGATCTTATTAAGTTCTCGTACTAACTTAATATAATCCTCACCTTTGTTTTTCAGGAATACTATTTTGTCATGAAGTCTCTGTTGGACTGGAGTTATAATCCCCGATTTTGTGATTGTGTAACGACCTTTCATTTTTGGACCTTCGTCCATTTTTAATTTTATCTTTTTCATATTATTATTTATTATCCTAATATACTTCCGTTTAACAAAAATACTCGTTTTTTACCTGAAGGTGTAAACGGACCTACTACGAATTCAGTTTCAAAATCTAATGATTGTGCAGTAAATGTCTCGGTCATATCAATTGCTTCTGACTGAAGATTATGTGATATACTTGCAGTCACTATATCTGCAACATTCATATTTTCATCAGCAGCTTCAATTACATCTAATACCTCATCGTCATTTACTACTATTTGTTTCTTTTCTCTTAATAAAGTTTCTCTTAAATAATCTATTATACCAAATGTCCTTGTTGAGATAAGTGATACTTTATATTGAAAAGTATCTTCTGTTCTCATTCGATAAACTACTTTGTTTATTACATAAGTATCATCTATTCCATATAAAGTAGAATTTAATCTAATGTTCTGACCAGCTATCAATCCACTATTGTAAGTGGCAAATTCTGCTTCAACTAACGTTGCTTTATATGAATCTAATTCAGCCCTAGCTCTTTCTCTTGCACCAGCACGTGTATTAATTGTCTTATCAATAATCACATACTCATACTCGCCATTACTTCCTTCCGCTGCCGAAATTGTATCTATACTATTTTGATCTCTTACCTTTACTATCACTGGAAGAAAAGGACGACCACCTACTCTAATATCAGCACCGTCACTTGGTTTATCTAATTCTTTCCATCTTAAGATTTTCTCTTGAAAATTCCATAAGACATCAAAATCATTTTCATCATTAATATAATCTAATCCAACACTTAAAGACTCACCAGTCAACGTCACTGTTAGATCCTTATATTTGTAACCTAATGGATATATAAAATCAGTACCATTTGCTTCTACTTCAGCAGTAAATGTATTTCCTAAATATTCACCACCCCTTACAATAACTATGTTTTTTACTTGTGAATTATCTCTTCTTACAACAAGACTTCCAGTTAAATAAGATCCGGTTGTGTCCTCAATATCAAATGATGCTGCAGTTTCATTCTTTGGGAAAAAATGAATATCCTTATTATAATCTATATACCAATCATATCCTATTTTATCAGCTAATTGAGCAAGGACATCACTAAATTGTTCATATCTAAATACACTTGATTCAATCTCAACATCGCCTATTACGTTGTTCATTGTAAAACCAAGATCGTATAATCCTTTGTCAGTTAAAATAAAATCTATTATTTCATTAACTGTTTGATTTTGGAAACTATCATTTATTAAAAATCGATCTAAAGTACGAGTAAAATCATTACATGTCACATTATAAAGTAACTCAGAATTATCATCTGATACAACATCATATTTTACAATAACCCCAGCAAATATTCTAGTCCCATTGTCTAAAATAATAACTTCTTGTCCAACAATAGGTGTGACCGTATGTGTTGAACCATATTTACGTAAGGTAAATGAACATCGATTAACTTGACGTGTAATAATATCATCAATAATTAAAGTTCTTCTATCAATTGATTTAGTTATATCAACTGAATTTATTGTGACTGATAAAGACATATTATTATATTCTTACTTGTTGTTTAAGTCTGCCAATAATCATATCACCTATTTGTTCAGCTGCATTTTCTGAAAGAAATGTACCTCCATTTATATTAATTGTCGTCCCGAAACCCCCTGTTTTATTTAACGGTATGATAGCTTCTGGACCAGCTTCACCGACCATTCCTAACATTGGTTTTTTGACAATACCACCAGTCGCAAAACCTCTTACTCCAGTGTCTATTTGTGCAGCAGAGAAATTAGGACTTGGTATAGAAATATTAGGAATTTTGCCCTTAACAAAATTACCTATATTTGACGGTATCGCTTTAAAACCTTCCCAGAGACTCTTTGCTAAATCTTTCCCCCAACTAACAAAATCATCTTTCCATCCAAGAATAGTATCTCTAATTTTTGGTAAAATATCATCAACAAAAATTTTTATCAATTCAGGTATTTTTTGAAGTATACCTGTTATAATAAATTTAATAATTTTAAATCCTAATCTTATAAATCCAACAGCTAACAATGCAGGCAAAGCAATTGTTATACTTGCTAATGCATCAGCTATTCTTCCTAGCATACTTGGTTTTTGTTCTTCTATTGTGGTTCCGACTGTTTCTGAAAATACTTCAATAGATTCTTTTCCCATATTACTCCACCACTCTTTGATTTTACCTAAAGTTTCGCCGAACCAATCAGCTAACGAAATTGCTATGTTACCTAACGTGTCCTGAATAGATAACCACCAATTTTTACCTCCTTCAGTAAAAGAATCACCTGTATCTTTAAACCATTTTTTTACACTACCTAAAGTTTCGCCGAACCAATCAGCTAACGAAATTGCTATATTACCTAAAGAATCTTGAACTGAAATCCACCAATTTTT